TTGTCATGGATTATCAACAGAAACTTATAAATCATCAACAAAGGCTTATTTTAATAAACGAATCTATTAGAGATTTTTTATTTATTTTATGTAATCCGAATTCACCTTCATCAAAATGTAATTTTGAAAAACAAAAATAAACAACCTATAATCGTCTGTTTGATTTGGTTGAAAAATATTTTTGAGATTCACCTAGCTTGATGCACCTAATGGCTACAATTCATGAATTAAACTTATATTCATCATTTTCACAACGTTGTTATGTGATTGAAATGTTGAATGCTTGTTGACTGTTAAATTATGTCACTTGCGTACTTGCGTACTTGCGTAAAATATAATACAACTATTGCAAATGATGAAAAATTTAATTAGAATATCTTAATTCTAAGAGAGGTTTTCAATAGCGTGTTAATCTCTAATATTCTTAGCTTTGCTTGAATATTTACGCAAGTACGTAAGTAATTAGAATTGAAAATAAACGTAAGATTGTAGCAATATAGTCATATATTTGTGAACTACGTTTACAAATACAATTTCATTGTATTTGTAAATTTTGCGAATTTATGCTTGTTATAATAAACTTACCTACGCTGTATATGGGGAAATAGAAGAAAAATTGGTAAAAATCTCTAAAGAATTAATAAAATTATCCAAATAATTATGCCATAAAACCACATAAAGATTTATGTGGTTTTATTATTAAAAGACGTTTAAATATATCCAATTTACTTTCTTTATATAAAAATAACATTTATTAACTATTTTTTATGTTATTGTTCTTTATTGTTACCTAACATCCATTCTTGGGAAATATAAATGTTAATTGTTGAATCATTAGAAAATAAACAAACACTTATCCAAATTACACTGGATGAATTATGTGCAGCGTTATCTGCACATAACAACAAATATTTTTTATTAGGTTTTTTAAACGCTTGTAAAAAACAATTTCCTAAACATGTTCGGGCTATTTTTATTGGTAACACCAAAAATCCAAATCTGGATATAAAAATTCCACAATATATCGAGTTTGCAAAACATGTTCAACAAAAACTCATTGTTATTGCTGATAACAAACGTGTCAATATTTTAAAAAAGAGTTGTTTTTGCATTTTGTTGAATGATGATTTGGATTCAATTAAACCAATTACTAAAAACGAATATGAAGACCAATTGATGGAATTTAAAACCAACATATCCAATATTTCACTTGATTTGTTTAAACCTACTGAATTTGGATTAAAATTTGAAGAAGTTTTAATTGATATTTTGGACAATAAATCCAAACATATTATCCAACAAAATCAATTCAAATCCAAATTATCTGAAGATAATCAATTATTGGAACATGACGATTATTCATTACTAACTGATTTACCTGTCAACAATCCAATCATTCGTTATTTTAATAGCTATTTCAAATCAAAAAAGAACAGTGATTGTGTTAATTTATCACCACAATCCAAAACAGACATTTTTTATAAAAATAAAAATGGTAGTTTGAATGAAATTAGTGTAAAAACACGTAACGTTCATCACAATGACACGCAATTATTAACTGCAATCAAATTTAATTTAAGTGTAAGTGGAATTTCATTATTGGATTGGAAAGCGCATTTAAAATCCGATCCCATTAAAACCATTAAGATGTTTTTTAATCGCCAATATGACACCAAACCAGATTTAAAATCACCATATGTCAGTAATAAAAATGATAATGTGAAATTTTTATTAATGTACTTATATAACGTGGATAATCCAAATCATCATGTTTCTGGCAACATCCATATCTTAAATATGAAACGAATGTTTAATTTACTACATCATTATGTTAATCATAATATGGTACATTTTAATCACACTTCAAATTCATTGGATATATTGGTAAATGATGAATTGGCATTCAAAATTAAAAATGAATCATCAAAATCCAAGACATATAACACAAGCGTTTACTTTTATCTTAACCTTAATAATCTAAGTTCATTCTTTACACAATTAATTGATTTTAAAATGCCATTACACTTGGATCGTGAATGTTGGATTAGTCATGACTGATATTGAATAGCTGAAAACAGATTAGTTAATTGATTAAAACAAGATATTACTGAATAAAACATAGTTTTTACATAACTTAATGTACTTACTATTGGATGATGATATAATAAACTTGTTATCAAACTTCATAGCTAAATGGATTTTATTATGACTTATGCAGCATCTATCTCTGTGAGCCATGATGGAAAAATGGTATTCATCTTTAGCAACTGTGGCAACAAAACTATTTCATCTGCTTCAACAGAAATCGTTTTGGATACAAGTGATATTCATTGTGTTGTTGTTAATTGTAGTGCTAGTGGCAATGATGAATTAACACAACTTCGGTTTATTTTGGACAAGAATAATGTTGAATTATGTTCTGCTATTTACAACACACATTTATTTGACATGATTCAGTGTTCAACAGATGACTGGATTTGTGTATTAAAAAATAGTATTCGGTGTGTTGTTTTTGATAGTGCAAAACGCTACACATCATTCCCGATGGATACTTGTAACGACTTCATTTGCATCCAAGAACCTACTTATGAAAATGACGGAAATTTGATTTATGTCAATTTAAAACAAATGAATCATTTTTCCATTCATTGTTCCAATTCTGATTTATCCAAAGATTTTATGTTTGAATTTAAAAAATTACCTGATGGTGATTTTGGATTGGAAAAAGGTAACATCTATGATATTAATCATTACTATGCAAAAATCGTAATTGGTAGTTCCACTGACAGCAAAAGTGTTACTGATGTAGATTTTAAAGTGAAACTTGAACATATTATTGATGTTTTTAATAAACAAATGCATGGTTCATCACAATCATTCCGTGCCAGAATGATGAAACGTCGTATTACAAAACATATCAAACCAAAGTTCTGAAACTGAACATCGCTGAAGTTGAAAAGTTGACCAATTCCGAAAGTCAATTTACTATTCGTGGACGTGGTCACGCTAAAACCAAACGCTCCCGATATATTGGGAAGACAATTGAGATTCCAGCTATTAAACTGGATGAGATTAAGGCTAAACTTAAATCAAACAAACGTAAGTTCTTTGAATTGACTGTTTCCACTCATGGCGGTATGTCCCCTGAAGAGCGTGCTAAAAAACAATCTACACGCGGTCGTAAGCCAACTTCAAACGCAAAACCAATTGCAAAAACTCAATACATTTGTGAAGTGGTAAATGATAAATGTTTAGTTAAAGCGTTGTCAGTTTAATACTTCAACATAATTTAATCCAGTGTAATAATTGATGTTACACTGGATTTTATTCATTTGTATATCTATTGATTTATTTATCTTTCAGATCTTTCAGATTTGAAAGAATTTTCATTTATTTAAATGGCATCATTAATTGGATTCTTTTTGATGTTTTTATTATAAATAATTTCAAATATTATTTTATAATCCAATTTCATCATTCATAACATTTATTAACTGATTGATATGATAAAATAGGTTTTATTTTAATATTGCCACATATAACATTGGAGTTGATTATGAACATTGTAAGCACATGTGCTACAACATCAGACTTAAAAGATTCTCGTTTGGAAATTTTTCTTGAGTTTTTTCCTGTTTCAAAAGCCTTCAAAAGCAACATCATCCAAATTGATTTAAAATCAATAAAAGATGTAGCAGAGCGAATGGCAGTAAGCAAACAACAATTGGATAAGGTATTTAAAAAAGACTTGTCATCTGTTGCTCATGCAATATTACCATTAAATAACGATAACAATTCTTTAACATATAACGGTGAAATCGAATTTTATATTAATCAAACAGAAATTTTTGCTAATTGTCATAATTATGAACGATTAGATGTTGTGGCGCATGGTGCTTATAATATCAATAATTTGCATTTCTTTATTAAAAACATTCGTCAATGGCTTTTATGTGAAGATTTAGTTCCAAAATTTGAAACAAGAATAAATACTATTATCATGAAACATTTATTTGATGAAAATGATTATAGTGGATTAAACAGAAATACTCCAAATTTCAATAAATTAAGTGATTTTGGATTTGCTTTACAACATTGGATTGAATCATTGTAATTGTGTGAAGTATTAGCAGTCCAACGTAGCTTTGCCAACGTGAAACGCGAAGCTAGATATTGTTATTTATTGAAGAATTGGATAAGGGACTGTGGGGCAACTAACTAACGTTGTTATTTACTGACACTGCAGAAATTTGTGATATTAACTTAGTAACAGTTTTTGTTATAAAATTCTAATTTCTAAATTCTTTAAACCAACAGTATTTTATCTACGACTACAATTTACGCAACACATCTATTAAAATTTAAAGCTGTGTTTTAATAGATGTGTTAATAGATGTGTTAATATTTTCATTGTTTTCTTTTAAAATCTATCTTAGCTAATTAAAATTAAATAAATTTAATCATGTCAGATGTAATAAAAAATGAATATTTAAAAACAGCTTTTAAGAACTTATCCAATTAAATTACAATGTGTCACGTTTTTTGTTTACTAAGAACATTTGTATTACAATTGATTTTTTAAAATCTGCAGTTCAATATTCGAAGTAATCTAAGTATTTTATAGTTATTTTTCAACAGATTTGATGTTGATATTTCGCCAACAATTATAAATGTTGTGGTTTCATTAACATCATTTTCCTTATCTTAACACAAAAATCTAGTTATACCATTGGTTTGAAAAGCAAGCATTAAACTCATTTCGTCTGTTTTAAAATTAATGGATAATTCTTGTTTTGTTACGATGAGATAAAAATCAAGGTTAAGTAAATATTTTTCTAAATGAGGCAAATAACGAAAAAAATTTACCCAAGAATATAGAGCAACATCTTCAAAATCAACAATTTTAAATTCTTTAAAATTCTTTTGAAGTTGAATAAATTGGTTTTTAGTTGAATTTAATAAATCTATATTTTTCATATATTCACTCATTGTCTTATGTTAAAATGTTGTTTTTATAGAATTGTACACCAAGTTGAATAAAATTTCATAAAGTTATGTAAAGTTAATTTGATTGAATTTTGTTTGAACTATGTCCTATGAAACAACTTGGACAATCAATTCATCATTTTCATTTAGAATTTGATGGAAATGCACTTTCATTTTTTTAGTACCAGTTCCATTACATTCGCAACAGGTATCATATTCATCACTATCAGAATCAACCACTTCGCCAGTACCATTACATTCCCAACAACTACAATCATCATCTCCAATAACCAATTGGTATTTAATTGTCTTTTGATTGTCAGGAAGTTGAATCATTAAAGCACAATGATCTGGACATTCTTCCAACATATCTTCTTTAGCAACAACGCCAATAATACCTGCATCAACACTAATATCACTTGGATTGTTTAATGCAGTTACTTTCTTATTATTTACTTCAAAACAATAACCGCCATCACCGTGTTGTGTCGAAACAGATAAAACAGAAACATCACGATTTAATGCATGAACAAAATATGTTGTCTTAACAACATCATGAGTATTAGGACGTGCGTTTCTATCGTCATTATAATAGTTTTGTTGAGACAAACTTTTATCTACAAAATCCCCCCATCCGTCATTATTGCCTTCTTGAAACGACATACAATAGCACAAATCACCAATATAGAATTGTCCAGAAGTAGAAGTCAAAGTTGCTGTAAAGATTTCATTCATTTTGTTCACCATGTAATTATCAAAGCCAATAAGTTGTTTGAAAAACAACAAACATTATACATAAACTAACTTAATTTTATGACCATTAATGTAAAAACAAGTAATTATAGAAGATGAAAATAGGTCATCAAACAGAATTAGAAACAAAATAATAATTGTTTATTTATTTAAATTTAAATATTATTACAACTATGAATGAATAAAACATAAAAAAATGACAAACATTAGTAATTTACTACAAATATATGTGTATTGCATATATAAAACAAAAAGCGCATCTTAATAAATGCGCTTTTATTATATATAGTTTAAGAAAAAACAACTACACTTACAGCAATTCGTAATTGTAATTTCGTTGTACTTCATCATTAGCAAAATGAGATTCAAGACGCATACAAACATCTTGCATAACATCCAAACCACAGCCACTCAACACAAGGCAATCACGCTCTGCACCAATAGAACTGGTTTTAATTGATTTTGTTTTTTCTTTAAGAATAGATGCAATATCCAGTGTCACATCATACAAAGAATTTCCATTAGCACCAGAACGAATTTCATAAAGTTGAACATAGCGTTTCATTCCATCTTTGGAAACTTTGCGAATAATGACAAACAATTTTTTGTTGATTGTTTTAGACATAATAAAATCTTTCTGTGCTGTTGTTGAATTGATAGTCAAATTATAATGAATTTAATATTAAGTAACATCTAAATTATGTAAGAAAATGTAATTTACGTAATTTATGTAAGTGTGGCAATTTGTTGATTATAAATATTTTGATATTGTGTAGTTGTTGATTTATTTAAACAATAATTTTTGTTTTTGTTTAAGTCAAATTAAAACAACTTATAAAAACTTAACAACGAAACAAGATATAATTGTGATAAATAAATCAGTTTTACATGGTGTTTGATTATTCAGTCAATTCAAGAAGTTCAAGGATTTGGCGAATATGAAAAATTATTTTCATAGTAAACTAATTGATAAACAAAGGACTTAAAATGAATGAAGCAACAATGAAACAGGTTATTTTAAATAATGGAACTTACTGGCAAATTCAAGATAAAGAGATTATTGAACAGATGAAACAAGGTGGACAAGTTTTGTCTGTTGGCAACTTGGATGATTTGCAATATATTGTCTTAAAAAATGGATTTTATTTGCAAACAACAGATAAAGAAGTCATTGCCTTTATGAAAAAATTACAAGAAGACGAACAAGCTGTTTACATTGGAACAGATGAAAACGAAATCGTTTATGCTGTTTACAAAGCAGAACAACAGTCTTATAGTGATGAAGTATCAAAAGAAGATTTCCAAGAATATCTTGGACAAGGTTGTGGAACAGTTGTGTCAGAAGCAACACATATCATCAGACAAGAAAATAACAAATTTACATTACTTGATAGATTGAACAGACAAACAGATGTTGCTATTGATGACATTGTAAAAACACTTATTTAAAACATACTTTTGATCACCTTATTGGATGATTACTTTTGCTTTATGCAATTGAAATGGTTTTTATGATGGTTCACTGCATTGTATGTTGAAACATCTATTAGCTACACTGCTGTGTAGCTATACGCCTACACTGTTACATAAAATCAAAACATCAACTTTTTTATTTTTAAAATTGGATAATTATTATGAACGAATTACAACTGTGTTCAGCTAACAAAACAAATCAACGAGTGGTGTATGTTTTATCCATTCGTCATTATAACTCGCCTAAAACATATAAAGACTTTCTAACCAAAACAATTTTTACTAATTTGGATTCTGCTATCAAAAAAGCATTGGATATTCACTTTGATGATGAACAAATATTTGATACATTGGTTGCATTTTCCAATATTGTTTTTGATTCATCCAACACAGAAGATAAAGAACTTCAACAAGTGATTATTAAAATTTTTCACAAAACCATTAATCGTGCATATGATTTTACTTATCAACATATTTCAAAAAAATTATTCTTAAAAGTAAAACATTTAATTCCTAATCCAGAAAAATACAATCAACAAGATTTGTATGATCATTTTATTGAATTTTATGTTGGGAAGTGGAAAAATTTGTTTTTAAACTATACTGTAACCACTGATAACATCCAAACAAAAATTCAAAAAATGGTTGATTACCGTAATCAGTTTTATCAGTTTAAACATGACATTGAATTAGATAAAAATAAGTCATGTGATTTAACAAATAAAATAACAAAATCTTATTTGAAAAAACGTTATCCAAAAATTTCTTTTTTAACAACTAATTCTGAAGAATTTGAATTTGAAGTTAATTCATTTGTTAATGAAGTATTTGGTTTTAAACTTAATCAAACATTTATCATTGAAACATTTATTTTGGATGAAGATTAAGATATATCAATTCATGTTTTAAACTTAATTTGATAAATCAATAACAGTTTTTAACTATATTGCTTGTTATAATTTTCTAAATTGTAGCAAGCAATATTTTTATATTTAATACTTGGCAAATTTGTAAAATTGCTTGTTAAAAGATTGGTAAAGTGAAACAAAATGAACATCCAATATTCAAAAAAATCTTGGTTTAATAATATCCAAGTTGCTAATGTTCAGTCATATATTGCACGAAGATGTTTTATTAAATTCAATGAACATTCATTTGTTCTTTTAAACCTAACACATTTAACTATTAAGTTAAATAATTGGTTTGATGAAGGTGCTTCTGAAAATCATTCCACTATCCAATTTGGATACATTTCTGAAACTAATCCAACTTGTCATAATATTAAACAATTGTTTAACCTTCCAATTCCAAAATCTGGCACTGGCAGCTATGATGTGCTTAAATCCAATCTGAATAAGCTCTTGGATATTGCAGATAAAATAATGAAACAATTTCAATTAAAACTATCTGTTAAATCAGATGAACAATTGATTACTTTGGAAATTGACCAAAATATTCGCATTACTGAAATTGATTTCATCAAAGTTGCCACACCTGTTTTAAAACAACTTGGATTGTTTGAATAGCCTTATTCAGTAAAACTATTTGGTAGTTTTATTTTTAAATCTTTAAACCATCATAACATCTATTTACTAGCTTTATAGACTGATATTCATTTGTAAATATTTGTAAAAACTAAACTATATACTTGCTTTTCATTTTTAATCTGATATAATTCAATTATTAAATCACCTGCCAAATGACTTGGTAATTAGACTAATGGTTAAGCTTTGAGTGAGTCATTTAAAACTGGATTAGGCAACGTGTATCCAGTTGTACATTCAAATAATGCTTGATTTCATTGATAACGTTGTTGCGATAAGACAATCATTCTTCTTTGCGTGAAGATGATGGTTGATGTGGCATAAAATGTGCATCAGTTGCCTGCATATTTGAAAAAATGGCAATATTGGAAGTGGAAAGCCAAAGTCGGTGATACTGAAAGATTCCAACAAAGAACGCAATAGCTTGGATGAGTAACTTCGCTTCTCAAAGATCCAAGCTACTTTGTTTTATATTTAATAAACAATTTGGCGATGATGATTTTTTTGAAGGGAAACGTCGTTTTACTATCGCATCATATGACTTAGTTAAAAACAAAGCATTGCAAAACGAGCTTTTAGCTTTTTTTGAAACAGGCGAATTGGGCGATTTGATAAAAGCAGAGATTAAAAAATGAACATCGATCTATCCGTCCAAATCAAACGCAACGCCGAAAGCCAAAACTACCAGCTAAACATGCTGGTATTAAACCCAAGCAACACAGGCGCAATAGAAACCCACATTTGTCAAACACTCGCCGAAGTCTGCGAAAAAATCGCCCAATTTGAAGCCAAACATCTAAGCGTATTTGAAAACACGATTGACTACACCAAAACCGACTGGCGACAACTCGCCCGTCAAAACCAACAAGCAGTAAAGAGAGCCGCAAAATGAACACCTGCCAAATCATCCAAAACGAACAAGGCAAGTTTGATTTATACATCAACGGTCAATTCATCCGCAGCTACACCCGCAAAGCCGATGCCAAACGCGGATTTTCGCGTTTGGCAAAACAAACCGTTGAAACCACTGCAACTGAAACCGCAGATATAGCGGCGAGCGTTTGCGACGGCGTGGCAGCAAACAGCCGTCAGGCGGTTGCGGACACGCAGGCGCAAAACGCCCCCGCTAGTAACACGGGGGGACAAACTGGCGCAGCTTGTGAAGCGGCGGACAAAGGCAGCAACGCCAAAAAGTCCACCCTACGCGCCCATAGCACCAAAACCAGCCAATTCGTCATGGTAAACGGCAGACTTAAAGAAATTCCACTACGGCAAGGCAACGCAACCGCAGCCCACATAGACACATTAACTTTTACCTTCACCCAAGACGTACTAATTGAACCCGACTTACCCATAGACGACCAACACCCCGACAACATCCGCCAGCTCGTCGAAAAACTCTCCGAACTCATGCACACCCTAATGGGCTTCGGCATCTACCAACAAAAAAACGGCATCAACGGCTACAAATACAGCTTCATCATGGGCACAGAAACAGCCAAATACGGCGTCATCGCCTTTGGCGGCATCAACCAAAAAGACAGCATCATGATACACCTATACGGCGACGGCTTAACCGCAGCCCAAGACGGCTGGGAAGACCGCCTATATAGCTGGCTAACCGTCTTCGCCCCCTTTGCCAAAATTACCCGCATAGACCTAGCCCACGACTTCATCAACGGCGAATTCACCCCCGACCAAGCCAAAACCGCATGGGAAAGCGGCGGCTTTGACAACAAAGGACAACGCCCAAGAGCAAGGCTACACGGCTACGACTGGCTAGACGACAAACGCACAGGCAAAACCTTTTACGTAGGCACACCCAACAGCAGCCGCATGGTGCGCGTTTACGACAAAGGTTGCGAACAAGGCGACAACAGCAGCCCATGGGTGCGCTTTGAATTACAGCTCCGCAACCGAGATTACATCATCCCACACGACATTTTAATCAGCGCAGGCAGCTACCTAACCGCCGCCTACCCCATCTGCCAAGACCTATTCAGCCGATTTCGCGAACAACTCAAAAAAGCCGAACGCATCAAAAAAACCGAAATGATTAACCTAGAACACGTTTTAAAGTACGCAAGCCAAGCATGCAGCCCCTGTATTAACGCACTGGAAAAGTTTGGCTTTGACGACGAAGAAATCAAAGTTTTGCTGAAAGGGGGCAAAACCAAACTACCCAAACGCCTAGGCGCAGACAAACACGACTGCCGTCAAGCCAACGTCCAATACATCCACCAAATGAAAACCATAGCCCAACAGCACAATACCGAAGTGCAAAGCTACATGAAAGAAATCAGCGAAAGAGAACGGCAAGCCAAATTCCATCAACGAATGGACAAGCTAGCCGAGCAAGCCAAACTATTCCGAATGCAGCAATCCTTTGACAACAGCTGGCAAGCAGCATGGTACGACCAACTTTAACCAACCGCCAAGAAAGGGCAAAACATGAAAACACAACTTCGCAAAATTAAATGGAACAAAGGCACAGTAGAAGGTTCAGGACAAGAATACGACTACACCCGCGTTTACATAGAAATCCCAGTTTATGAGCAACAGCAAAAAGAATTCGGCGTAGACGTCTTAGAGCTGGAATACGGCGCAGAAGCCGACCACGTCAAACTAGCCCACCTGCGCGGCAAACTCCCCTGTCTCGTAGAAGTGGAATTTATGCCCGTCAAAAAAGGCAACGGCATGATCAACCTAGTAACCAAGCTAGAAGTGCTGGGGCAATCAGCAGCTAGCCAAGACAAAGCCAAAGCCTAGCATTTCAGGCAGCCTAAAAGTTTATCGCGTGTCGGGCGGTCGCGCGGATAAAAGCCCCCATAACCGCCCCTTTCCAACTCGCTATCCCACAGGTAAAACCATGAGTGATTATTCAGATTATTCAAGTGATGAGCTGCTAAGTATTCGTGATTCTTTATTGGCAGAAGCCGATGAACTGCTTGAACAACTAGTACTACTTAAAGAACAAAATTTAGATCCTCAACAAATAGATGACGTAACAACGCAGATGTACGACAAAATGACTGCGGCTCAAGATGTGGAAGATGAAATGTATGCTAGGGGAGATTTAGAACATGAGCATGATGAAGCATTAGATGACGAAGAATTTAGAGAACAGCTTATTGACTTAGGCTTAATTGATGAAGATTACGATGGTGATTATTCAGAATTTTATCCCGATTAACTAACAAAAAGGAAACATGATGAGCATGAAACAACCCATCCCATTTTGGTTCAAATGCTGCGTTGTCGCACTAATCATCTGCCTTATAGGATTATTTACATCCGCCTATTACCTATACGGCTAATAAGCGCGGATGAAGTAATCAGGTTTCAGGCTGCCTGAAAAATAAAAGCCTTTTATCAACTTTTAAGGAGTTCATTATGAACCTGATCCAAAAAGCCAAAGGCGCAATCGCAAACAAACGCGCCTTATTCGCAGCAGCAATGGCAACGCCCATGTTCGCCTTTGCCGATAACGATATTTCATCAATCGGTACGAGTGCAGCAACAGAAATTGCCAAGTTTGCCGTAATGATTACCGCAATCGGCACAGCCGTATTGTCCGTAATCGTCTTGATTCAAGGCTTCCGCATGGCATTCAAAATGACCAAAACTGCGAGCTAAACCAAAGGGGGTTACTGAATGGGTTACAGAATTGGCTATCAATGCTTCGTCAGCAACGAAGCAGCGCATGACTATTTACTCAGTCAGCAGCCCCCAACCATAACCTCAGAAGGCTTACTGATTCGCCCCGTAAAACAAGGGCAAGATTGGTACTTAAACGGTCAAAAAATTCAATTAAGCTTTCCTGAATGCAGCCTAGAAGAACAAATACAACTGGGCGCAGAGCTCGCCGCCCCCATTATCGGCATCGTATCCCTGATATTCCTGTTCAGGCAAATATACAGCCTAATTCGCAGCATGAGCGAACAAGACGAGAAACCCCATGATTGATATATGGACGCTATACAGCTTTTTTGCCCTAATGCTGATATTGAAGCTATTCATCTAGCAAAAGCGCAATGAGCGTGCTACATTCAAACCTTTCATTATGAAAGGGTTTGAAATGTTGAAAGGGATATTATTAGCCGTTGGGGCTGCCATTATCCATGTTTGGATGAATAAATATCAGGGCTTAACAGGGTTTGGAAAGTTTTTAAGTATTTTTTTATTTATTTTATGTGGTTCTTTATATGCTATTTTAGATATGAAAGATAAAAAATCTGAAACATATTCTGATAATAGTGATGACGATATATTTTTAGACAATGCCCCTAATCCTGTTCCACCGCCAACTACTCCCCCTACATCTGAACAAATAGAGTTTGTAGAATTTATGCGAAAGCAGCGCGAGCAGGAAAGGGAAAAAGAGTTAATCCGTAGAGAATGAAAAAACTACTTCTAGCCTGTGCCCTTATCCCTTGTATTGCTTTTGCCGATAACGGCGGTTTTAACCAAAATGGATTAAGAACCGTTGTAAGAGATGGGCACTATCGTTTTGAATACGATAGAACAAAAGATATAGCGCAACCACTTCATAGACTGCAAGGTAATCAATTTCACGGTAGTACTACACTTCCCGCTGTGGTAGTCGGCAGTAATGGCGCGCAATCCGCTGATGCCATTCCCGCAGCATACAGAGTAGTAACCGACAAAAGAAAGGTATTTGCTAGCTTATTATCCAAAGCTAGGGCAGCGGGACCGTATATTGCTAAAAAAGGTGTTGGTTTTTTGGGTGGTGCTGTGAGATTTGGCTTATATTCATTAGCCTATGAATTAGTTAAACACGCCATCTTTGGCTCCAAATTCTCCTGGAACGACGACCGTAACGACTTCGTTCGTCCCGCCGACGACAACACCTACATCGTAATCGCCACCAAAAATTCTCATCGCGTTTCAACCGATTCTAGTTTTACTTCTCTTGAAGTAGAGAATATATGTAAAAACACTTTAGAAAACGAATGCGAAATATTGGACTATGCCAAAGGCGGCGAAGCTGCTCGAGCAGTAGCCCAAGCTTATTGCCAATCCAAAACATTTGTTATAGACGGTAAAACCAAACATTACGAGAGAACCGATTGGGGCGGGCATTGCTATTCTGGCGAATATAACAGGATAAGCATGGATTATGGTGTAGTCACTTTTAAATACGTTGATTACGTTCCCATGACGCTAGACGAATTTATAGAAGAAGGCACGCCCGAAGCGGCAGCATCCCCTACTGAATGGGTAAAAACTTCCGAAGTACAACCCGATGGCGAGCCTAAAATCATGGTAACAGATGGCACAGTCGCCCAATCCCGCCCCTATACCGACCCCGCAGACGGCAAAGCCAAACAAAGCAAGTGGACATTTAATAGCGACGGTTCAGTTAAAGAAGTGATAACCGACCGCCCCGACTTAACTCCCGATAGCCCCCAAGCGCCCAAACTTGATCCCAACGCCGTACCTGACAACAAAACCGACAATCCCGACAAAAAAACACAACCTGCATCCCAGCCCGCACCGATAGATTTGTGCAAAGAACACCCCGATATTCTCGCCTGCGATACCGTCCCTGATAAACCTGAAACAACAGATACCGATTTTGATATTCCAAAAGAGGAAGTCTCGCTTAAATTCACACCCGACAATGTCTTCCCAACGGATGGTGTTTGCCCCGTTCCTGTTCAATTCCAAGCATTCGGCTCAACCTTTGGATTTAGCCTACAACCCGCATGTGATTTAGCCAGTATGTTGCGCCCAATGATTATCGCGTTTGCTTGGCTCGTTGCTGCGTTTTTCTGTGCTCGCACGATTCGTGAAAGTTAGGGGGAAATATGAAATTTCTAGCTGCTCTGATACCCATGCTGTTAAGCGGTTTAGGCACGCTTGCAGGCAGAATTATGACGGCGTTTGGATTATCCGCTGTAACCTATGTAGGCTTAGAAGCATTGATTTCAGGCTTTAAAGAGCGCATCGCAGCATCCGTACAAGGCGTTCCTGCTGGTCTATTGCAACTCTTTTATATTTCAGGTGGTGGCACGGTTCTAAATATCTTTCTAGGCTGCCTAACCTTTATTTTGACGTTTAAAACATTAACCAAATTGATGCCAACAGGCAAAAAAGGCTAATGAAACAATAAAGGAAAGGCAATGGCACAAATTGTTTTAGTAACAGGTAAGCCGAGAATCGGTAAAACCGCATTCGTTGTAGAAATGCTGATGTTTGATGACTATTACAAAGGTCGTAAACTGTTCAGTAACATTAACGGATTAGAAATACCACACCACAAACCACCTGAAGGGCATAGCTGGGAAGATTTAAATGTATGGCTGCAATGGAAAGAAAATGTTGGCTCTGTTGTCGTTTACGACGAAGTGCAAAATCTGTTTCCCGCTCGTCCACCCGGTAGCAAGATGCCCGATAAAGTCGCATGGCTGAATGTGCATGGACATTCGGCGATTGATTTAATCCTGATTACCCAGTCGCCTAAAATCATCGATTTAAACCTGCGCGAAGTAGTCGGCAAACACATTCACATTGCTGCTAACAAAATGGGTGGATTAACGCGGCTAGAATGGAATGAAGTCGCGCTTAATCCTACTGCGCAAGCAAAAAATGCCCTATCCAGTAGCCATAAAATCCGCGAAGAGGTCTTTCAGTATTACAAATCGGCAGAAGCCCATACAGGGCATGATCATGTTAAATCGCGTTGGTATTATGTGATTATTGCCATGCTGATTTTTATCCCATTTATCTTTGGTTTAGTCGGTTGGATGGGCTATCGGATGTATCAAGGCTATAAGGTCAAAGCGGGCATGGTAGCCGAGAGTAGTGATAACCCAAGCGCATCCAGCCCCGCCACGCTTACAGGCAACATAGAGAATCTAAAACAAAATGCTATCCCACAAGTCAATCAAGGCGCAGATTTAAATCCTGATATGTTTGTACCTACTTTGGCAGAGCGTCCCGAATCCAAACCACTTTACAACAGCGTCCGACAAGTCAAACAATACGAGCGCATCGCCGCATGTATTAAAGGCGGTAACTCAGGTTGTACCTGCTATTCCGACCAAGCAACCAAGCTAAAAGAAATTAGCAAAGAAGTGTGTTTAGACTATGTAGAAAACGGCTTGCCCTTTGACCCATTCAGAGAACCAACGCAACAAACCGCAATGCCGAGCCAAAGCATGGGGCAGCCTGAAAACGCATCCAACAATCAAATCTTGGAACTGGACGGCAAACCACTACCCAGCTTAACCGCAGGGCGTTCAGAAAGGCTTGCTGTAATACAATAAGATAGACAAACAGATAATACAAAATACACATAAAATATATAGTTCACAAAAATATACACAAATCTATAATTAGTTAAAATAGAGTATTTAGTATATCTTTGCCTTTGTGCTATGCTACTCCCTCCCTTAACTGCACGACACCCACAAGACTGCCTTGGTTAATCCATGACAA